TCATACCATAGAAGTTTTGTGGTAATGGGCGTGGGCACATATTTGCTACAGGAATAAATTCTACTTCTTTAGCACTGATAACATAACTACCACTGTATACAACTTCTACTAATTCTAATTCACCATCACCGTCAATATCAAAACGATTCCAAATTGTTAATACTGTTACTTGGCGTGCTTCTGCTTCTTGTGCGGCATAACCTTGTGCTGGTAATCCATTAATAGGCACAGAGTCACGAGCGTGAATAGCCAAGTTGTTTAATAAACTACCTGCTTGGTAAGCACCAACATTACTAAACTCTGCGTATTGGTTGAATAGTTCTAAATCAATATCTGGATATTTTTCTTGTGCTTCTTGGATTGACATAGGGTCATAAAATCCACAGAAGTCTTGTTCTTGAATATTAATAATAGTTGGGTTACACATCCAATAGTGTTGACTAATTGGGCGGAAGCGAACATTTAAGTTATATCCAACTAATTTATATTCTGCTTCATAAATTGTGTTACGCTCTAAACTATCCATTAGTTCTTGTTCACCTTGTTGAACTTTGATGTTGTCATCTTCAGTTAAAGGTTCTTCATTCATAGCATCAAACTCGCCTTGTCCAGCACGGCCCATTTGATCTATATAGTTTTGTATAAATTGTGTCTTATGCTCTTCATCTGCTTGTTGATTCCATTGAGCACATTCTTTTTGAACTTGAGCAATATCAATTTTAGTTTTGCGTTTTTTTTGTCTTGTGGCTGTTAATCCAGCATCTGCGGCTTGTGCTTCAAATGCTTGTAATTGACTATTTGTTCCTGCTGTCTTAACATAGCGTGTAATTTGTTCACGCACAGGACTAATCATCATTTCACCATTCTTGTGTAACAATGCGTCCATAATCCAATGTTGTAGGATATTGTGTGGATCGTTCTGTTCATTAATAATCTTGCTAACCATTAATGTTGCTTGACGGGCATTTTCATCATCATCTTCAGTGTCGCCAATAAATTCAAAATTAACTTCACCATTAGGGCAAATACCTTTGCTAATAACAGCAGTAGCATAATCTACATTGGGTTTAACAACTGGATGGATATAGTCAATACCATTGACTGGAGCGGTAGATTGTGTAACAGCCAAATTAAGATAGTGATAGTCACTGGCTCTATTGATGTTATTTTTGGTAGCAAGCAAACGCAAGTTTGCGGCACATTTTTGATCTATCAATCCTTTTAGGTGTAGGAAGCGTTCCATTCTACCTGTTGGATTAGTAATATCTGATGTAATTAAATGTTTAATGTCAAGCATTGTCTAATATCCCGTTATACTTTATTTAGTATATATTTATAATACGCCGCCATCAGGACTATATATCTTCTTCCATTGAGGTATAGCCGCATAGTTTTGAGGCTTTCTATATTGTGCTTTTAATTCAGCAAAACGCTGACGAGAAGTTTTATTGTCATCTGGTTCTGCCCAACCATTAAGTATACCCAACAAAGCGTAACGAGCACTATCAATACAATCGTCTGGATCGCTAAAGCGTCCTTTTTCATCTACGAAGTAATTCTTGGCTTCACGCAAAAATTCTACACAGTTCTCATTTACTTTTAAGGATCCTAACTCTAACATTTGACGCATAATGTTAATACCATAGGCTTTATGATTGGTTACTTTACCTTCACTATTTTTAGGATTCATAGCGGGCTTTTCTAAAACATTTAGTTGATATTCTTCAAACAGTTCTCTAATACTTTGACTGTTCATAGTATAGCGTCCTTTGGTAGAAGCATCACTGGGTAATACAATAGGGCATCCAAATACTTCTGGACGCACTAAATGGTTAATATAATTCATTGGGTTGGCTTCTTCTATACCCTTAACTACTATTTGACTGTGTAGCCAAATGTCACCTGATACTTTATCTGTATACATTAATGTAATAACAGTTTTGTCATTAACCAATCCCAAGTCAAGAGCAATAATGCGTTCCATATTATTCATTTCTTTGAAATTGTAATCACCAGTTTTATAAGTGGGCCAATTGCGAATTTGGAATACAGCACCTGTTCCCATAACAGGTATACCAGCAATACGAGCCTCACGCTCGTGCGGTAGATAATCACGCTCTAACTGTGCTCTTGTAGTTTTTAATAAAAATGGTTCGCCCCAAGGATCCATTTCAGGAACATCATCCCAACTTACACGAATATGTTGATAACCTTCTTCACCATACCAAAACTTTGATACAAGTCCATTAAGTCCTTTTAGAGGAGTAAAAGAACATAACACTTGTCCTTGTGTAGTAGCAGTTCTGGTTACAAGTTCTGAAAATATATCATCTGGCGGTTGTTCATCAAACACAACAAAATCCAATTTGAAACCCTGTAAGTTTCTAACCTCTTGTGTATAGTTACCAAACAACAAATAACTCTTGCCACCTGCCTTGTGTTTAATCTCAACACCAATACAGTTAGCACCATCCACACGCATAGTTTCAGTAACTATACATTCTTTTGGAATAGCACCTGTGCCCAAAGCATCTTTAATTTTGACATCTTTAGTGCCCAGTAATTCATCTTGTAATACGCGAGCAACCTGTTCCCAACCTTCACCAGCCACAAACACAGTGACGGGTTTAGCAAATTTTTTACCCACCCACCAATCAGGATATCTACCAGTTAAATGAACAGCAGTTTCAAAACAAGTGCTTACTGTTTTGCCAATACGATTAGCGGCTAAAATGCCGCGGCGGCTAAACGCACCTGTAGCGAAAAATTCTTTCTGGTGATTAAAGGGTCTGAAGTATTTCATTTGATTATACTTCATATCTTCTGCTACGCTTAAGGCAAGTTCCTCAAACGCCATTTTAGTATAGGTATCATAATGCTGTAAAGAAACAGGCTGTATGTTATGTTCATCACAAACATAACGCACAGCCCTACGCATTAATACATTACTGTCTAACATTAGAAATCCTAATCTGGTTAAGGTGATACATAGCCTCTGCCAAATCAGCAATTTCAGAACTGTTTAATTTCCAAGTTTCAGGAACAGCAGGATCACTACCATCCCTTTTATCTAAACCTAAATGTAAGCGTTCTGTAACAAGGCGTAGTATATGCTCGCATTGTCCAGGAAACTTTTCAGCAAAGGCATTGCCCTTAAAACTGTTAGAAGCATCCACTCTGGCTTTAGCATATAATATATCTTTGGAGTCCATTATACATCCCAAGGATTGTCAATAGCACCTTGTGTTAAGCCAACAAATGATTTGTCAATCCAGTTGTCCCATAAATTACCACCTTCTTGACTTTTACAATATGTTACCAATGCTTGTCCAATTTTAGTATAAGAACCATCTTGACGACGAACAGTTTGTTCACCAGTGCGTGGATCCATCCATACTAACTTTTCAGGACGGCTACGGCCAAACTTATCCATCTTCTCACCTTGAGCGTGTTGTTCTAATGGTCCAAGAATTTCATATGATATGGCACCGTTTGTATATTTACGGAACACGGTAATTACTTTGGCATCTTGTGCTCGCATAGTGGCATCAGGATGTTTCATATTAAAATGATGGAAGAAGTGTTGGATTTCAGATTGTGGAGGAAGTGTAGCATCACGGTCTGGAATAGGCTTAAGTTCATCTACTGGCACTAAATCCTTTTCATCAAGACGAGGATCCTTTTCAGTGTAGAACTTGCTGTCTACTTCTTTACCGTTAAGAACATCTAAGGCTACTTTATACTTTAGTTCATTACTACGGCCCTTAAGGTTTAGTTTAACTTTGGTTTCATTGTAGACGAATAGTTCTAACTCTCCTGCTGTTGGGAAGTCTGACTTTAGTCCTTCTAAGTCATAGTTCTCTTCTTGGGGGATCGTTTTACTCTCTTGTGGTGCTACTGGGGTTGTGGTTTCTTTAACCAATTCATTTAGTTTGTTCATTACAGTTCCTTATCCTACAATATGTGTAGGGGTTGTGATAGTTATAACATTACCATTAGTTATGGTAGTGCCACTAACTTGTCCATTGTTGTTGCTTACTTGTGTGTTATACTCTTCAAGGCTAATTGGAGTTAGAACTACTGTATGAGTGTGCTCATCAATAGTTAGAGTTTGATTGTAGTATGTGCTTGTTGTCATTGCTTTTTCCTTTGTATTCAAATGTGGACTGTTAACGGACAGTCCTAAACCGTTTTCTTATTAACGCTTAAACTTCTTAGCCTTAACATATTCTTCTACACTTTCTAATGTAGCATCGTGTTTTGGACTAACTGGCTTGCGTCTTTCAAATGCGGCATTAACACTATTGGCTAATGTGGCACGCTCTGCTTTACCTTCTTTGAATGCGGCACGCTTGCCTGGCTTGCCAATATTACCTGTATTCTTTGTAGGATAGTTCATATTATTTCTTCCCAACTGTTGTAGGACCGCGTCCAACATTAATCTTATCTGGATTACCTTTATAGTTCTGTCCAGCACTTGGAGCCCAACTACGACCGCCATTAATCTTACCACTCTTTGCTGTAGGGTTAGTCACGGTGTCAACAGTTTTAAGATTGTTATCTCTATCATTGTTGCCCACTGTAGGACCGCGTCCATAGTTTGCTTTCATAGTGCCTTGGGGATTGCCCATATACTTTGTGCTTTGACTATATCCAATAGTTCTTGCTGGACTATCTGGACTTGGGTTGTTTGGTTGATTATACATCTTATTTTCCTTTTTTCTTTTTAGTAGCACTACGCTTCTCACTATAGGCAATGGCTACGGCTTGCTTTTGTGGCTTACCTGCTTTCATCTCTGTCTTAACATTCTTGGCGAATGCTTCTTTACTTTTGCTTTTAACTAATGGCATAGTATATTCCTTATTCTTTATTTATACTTTGTATTCCAGTCAGAGCGGCTAATGCTTCAGTAAAGGCTTGCTTCTTAGCCTCAACAGCATCCTCACTCTCATTAACATTGACTTCTACTTTCTCTGCTACAACTTTGCCTAAGAACATACGCTCATATTCTAAGCGTGTCTTCTTATCATTATTAACAATGGTATCATAATAGCCCTCTGCTAATAGTTCTTCAAATGGTTGTGAGGCTTTGTCTTCAATTGCTTTCAATAGAGTAGCGGCTGTGATTAATGCTGTGCTTCCCTTAGGACGACCCGCCCCTGGTCTCGCACCGCCTCTTGACGGACTCTTGACTGAGTAATGTTGCCCCTCAGGCTTCTGTATGGTAGTGTCAGCGTTCAAGACAGTGGGGATAGTTTCTTGACTATTAGGACTGTTCTCTACGCTGGTATCTAATGTATTCATAATATTATTTAGTCTCTTCTATGGTGAGAGGAATTGTTCTAAATGGTTCTGGATGGTAATGAGAGAGGAGCGTGTCTACTGTCTCTTCAATAGTTATGGGACTATGTTCTACAGTCTCTACGCTGGTATCATTGTTATCATTGTTCATATATTCTATTCTCACGGTTGAGGGGCACGGTCTAGGGAAGCGGTGTCAAGAGTTCTAATAGTTTAGAGACTATGTCTACTCTGTCTCACCGTTCTCTCATTGTGTCTCTATTCTGTGTCTATGTTTATTTATGCTTGAGAGGGGAGAATAATGATAGTATGAATCATTTTCCGTCCCCGTGCGTCAGGCAATAGTTTTTACATCAAAGCGTCTTCAAACTCCTCTTCATCATCTTTATCATTATAGTCAGCGTATGTATCAATAAGATATCTTGCTTCCCACATTCTGTCACTCAAATCATTTAATGTTGTTCTAATGTCATATAGTCTTGCCCCTTTATATTCTTGATTGTTTCTAATGTATGCCTCAATGTGTTTAAGTTCAAACATTATGTCTGCGAGGTTACTAACTATTGTGCTTCTATCTTCATTCATCATTGTTGTCATTTCAATCTCCTTATTGTGTTTTGACAATGTGTGTAAGTGTCATTAACTGTTTTCTTACACATTTATTTATCATTTATCTAAATATATTAGTATGTTGCTATGTGCTCAACATTCATAACAGCGTCATCAATGTATGCTTCTAAGTCTTTAAGTTGACTAATATATTGTTTTAGTCTTGTTCTGCTTAACACAGCACCGTCATCAATATAATACATCAAACTTTCACTTGTATTGCGTATGTGTTCAAGAGCACTAATAGCGAATGCTTCAGCGTCTGCGTCAACATCTTTGTAGTCAATAGTGTCAGTTAGTTCACTCATTGCGATAAACTCAATGTTGCTGACTTCTAAGCCGCCATTTTCAATAACATCTTTTACATATTCATTGTATGCTTCATTAGTTGTGTTCACTTCATAAACACGCTCTATTGTCATACCACATACTGTTGCTTCTACTTTAATTAATTTTGTCATTTTCAATCTCCTTATTATGTTAATGACTGTAAGTATTTCTCTTACACATTTATTTATCTCTTTTGTCTAAATACTGTATCAAATACTATTTAATTTGCTCAATAATAATATCAACTTTAGTAATGACATTATCACAAGTTTGTATTAATCTATCAAAATTTGCTTGACAGAGTGCTTCAAGTTCTTCATAACGCTTTTGTCTTTGTGCGTCGTGTTCTTTAAGCATATCTGTGAGACTTTGTGTGTTCATAATGTTGCTCCTGTGTATAGTTCAATAAACTGTTCTGTTGTCATCTTCATCATTTTGCTCTGTTCATATGACTTTAATAGTTTAACTACTTCTAACTTGTGTGCGAGATTTTTATTATCTTCTGCTTGTTTTAGTAGTTCATTGTATAGTGTTTCAATCTTTTTCATAATGTTGCTCCTTTTAATATTTGTTTCTCTAACTTAGTAAGAGGTTGTTTGTTCGCTTGCTTACGCTTTAAGTTGTGTAAGACTAACTTTATTACTATTTGTGTTGTTTCTTGTGTCATTTCAATCTCCTTTTGTGTTTATGACATTTTTATTTATCATTTTGTCTAAATATGTTATTCAAATAGACTATTATATGTTGTTTCTTTCTGTGTGCGAGAGAACTTACTGACATATTCAACTATATCTTGTTCTGTTAGTGCGTGTTCTAAATATGCTTTGCTGTCTGCGTCTAATACTTTACGCTTTTTGTTAGTCATTTTAATAGAGATTTTAACGCCAGTATATTCCCCTAATAACTTAGTGTCAATAATCTCACGCCATTGCTTGTAGTTTCTATATGTTGAGTCAACAATCATTTCGTATTGTTCAGAGGGGCGTTGCGTGTTAAACCAATATAATGTGTAGATTGTGCTACCATTAAGTTTGCCCTG